CACGTGTCGTAAGTGGGGATACTGGGTCGGACAGATAGGAGGAGAGGCTGTACAGATAGCTAATTATAAGACACGAGACGGTAAGCCTGTAGCACAGAAGGTCAGGTACGCTAACAAATCGTTTAGTGTTCGCGGTGAGTTGGTTGGTCTGTACGGTCAGCACCTATGGAAAGAGAAGGGGCGACGTGTTGTTGTGACTGAAGGAGAGATAGATGCAATGTCAGTCAGTCAGGCAATGGACAACAGATACCCAGTCGTGAGTGTACCGAACGGAGCTAGTGCTGCAAAGAAACACGTGGCACAAGCTATTGATTGGTTAGAGTCTTTCGACAAGGTGATCTTCTGTTTCGACATGGACGACGTGGGTCGTAAGGGAGCGAGTGAATGTGCAGCATTGTTAACACCGGGTAAAGCACACATCGCAGAGCTGCCATTGAAAGACCCGTCTGATATGATCACAGCGTACAAGTCGAAGGAGTTGGTGTCGTGCTTGTATGAAGCAGTTGAGTACAGACCTGACGGAATCGTAAACGGTAAAGACTTGTGGGAGTTGGTAAGTAATACTGACGAACATAAAGCAGTGCCGTATCCGTACTTTAGTTTAAATGAGTTAACCCACGGCATGAGACTAGGTGAGTTGGTCACGGTATGCGCGGGTAGTGGAATAGGAAAGTCTCTGTTCTGTCGTGAGGTTGCTCATCACCTGCTAAGTCTTGGCGAGACGGTAGGTTATATAGCACTGGAGGAATCCGTCAGGCGTACAGCTCTTGGTATCATGGGTATTCATCTGAACAAACCATTACACCTTGAAGACGAACAGCTAGACACGGAAGCATTGCGTCCTGCGTTTGAAGAGACGGTAGGTAATGGAAAGTTCTACACCTACGATCACTTCGGAAGTATGGACAGTGACAACTTGCTAGGTAAGATACGTTATCTAATAAAAGGATTCGATTGTAAATGGATATTCCTAGATCACCTAAGTATTGTTGTCAGTGGTATAGCAGGAGATGACGAACGACGATTGATTGATAACACGATGACCAAGCTACGTAGTCTTGTTGAAGAGACAGGGTGCGGTATGGTGTTAGTCAGTCACTTGAAGCGAGTGGATAGTGGTCACGAAGAAGGAGGACGAGTAAGTCTGCACCATCTACGTGGATCACAAGCTATAGCACAGCTGTCGGACATGGTACTCGGATTGGAACGCAACCAACAGAGCGACAAAATATCGAATGAAACACGAGTGCGAGTCTTAAAAAATCGGTTTAGCGGACAGACAGGACATTGTACCACACTTAACTACGACACAGAAACCGGACGATACACAGAAGATAAGAACGTGTTCACCGATACAACAACTAACAACCAACCATTCTAAAAAGGAGAACAATTAACATGGGACTAGATCAAGAAATAATTATACAAGGCAAAGGGAAGCACGATGACGAAATGTATTATTTCAGGAACTTGTATGCTTTACACGATGCTATAGAGAAGCGATGGATAGACAGAGGAAGACAGGGCGAGAACGTATATGGTGAAGAGAAGCCAAACGAACTTATAGATATGGCTATAACCTTACAAGATAGCGACCTAGAAAATATCAAAGATATAGAGGTACATGACTGCTATAAAGATGATTACGATAAAGTATTGTCTGAGATTGAAAAGGCATTTAACGATGCTAGAGGAGTTATTTACGTTGCGACATGAAAACACTATTCTTTGATATAGAAACAAATGCGATAGAGGACTGGTCGAACTTGTCTGACTTAAATACTGTACACTGTCAATCTATCTACGATCCTACCACACCTAAGATGATTACGTATCACGGTGCTGGTATTAAGAACGGACTAATGGAGTTAGCTAAAGCAGAACGAATCGTCGGACACAACGTCATCGGCTTTGATCTACCTGCTCTGTCTAAGATGTACAGCTTCCATCCACCGCTTGTTAAAGTATTGGACACGATGGTCATGGCTAGATGTATAGTACCTGATGTACGCAACGACGACTTCTTACGGAAGAACTTCGATAAAAGTTTAGTGGGTAGTCACTCGTTGAAAGCGTGGGGATTACGGCTGAACAACCTGACCAAGCTGACGTACGGTGAGGAAGACGGAGCGTTCGATAGTTACAACGAGGAGATGAGGAAGTACTGCGAACGTGATACAATCGTAACACAAATCCTGTTTGACTATCTGATGATGGGTAATCCAAGCGGTGAGATGTTAGCGATTGAACATTGGTTTGCGTTTCTGATGAGACTGCAAGAGAAGAAAGGCTTTGCGTTTGATATAGAGAAAGCAGAGAAGTTAGAGCTGAAGCTTGCCAGCAAACGTGCTGAGTTATTAGACAGACTACAGAAAGAGTTCCCATCTAAAACGGAAGAGATGAAGACACCGAGTGGTTGGGAAGTCGAAGGATACACAGCACCCACAAAGGCAAAGTTAAAGTTGATACTTAAAGATGCCGGATTGAAACAGACGTTGGTCAAGGATGCAGTCCAGTTAGCACCAAAGACTAAGACGATAATGTTTAATCCCGGTAGTCGTAAGCAGATAGCAGAACGATTCCTTGACTTAGGTTTTGACCTACCGAAAGAATCAGACGCAACCACACCCAAGGTAGACGAAGGAGTACTGCGTAGTATAGACCATCCTTTTGCTGAGGTGTTGTGTGATTACTTGTTGGTTACCAAGAGGTTAGGACAACTAGCAGAGGGCAATCAGGCGTGGTTAAAGCTACAAAAGAACGGACGGATACACGGAAGAGTCAACACAAACGGTGCAGTCACTGGTCGTTGTACTCATCAGAATCCAAATGTTGCACAAGTACCTGCGTGTCGTGCTGAATACGGTGAGGAATGTCGTGATCTGTTTAAAGCAGGAGACGGGTACAAGTTAGTGGGGTGTGATGCAGCAGGACTGGAACTACGAATGCTTGCACATTATCTAGCTTTCTATGACGGAGGTGAGTACGCTAAGACTGTTATTGAAGGAGACATACACACACTGAATCAGAAAGCAGCAGGACTGGAGACACGAGACCAAGCCAAGACGTTTATCTATGCATTCCTTTACGGAGCAGGTGACGCTAAGATTGGAGAGATCGTGGGTGGTAGTGCTAAAGAAGGACAGATGTTAAAGCGTAAGTTCCTGAGCAACCTGCCAGCACTGAAAAGATTACAGGCAGATGTACAACAAAAGGTACAACGTAGTAACAAGCTGACTGGACTAGACGGTCGTATACTTCCTGTTCGTTCACCACACGCTGCATTGAATATGTTATTACAGAGTGCAGGTGCTGTGTGTATGAAGGTAGCGTTGATCCAACTGTTCCATCGCATGAATAAACTGAAGTGGCAACACGGTAGAGAGTATAGCTTTGTTGCTAACGTACACGACGAGTTCCAAGCAGAAGTACAACCTGATAAAGTGGGAGCGTTCAGTGATCTGGCAGTTGAATCAATACGCATGGCAGGAAGAGAGTTAAAACTAAACGTCATGTTAGACGGTGAAGCAAAGGTAGGTGAGACATGGGCACAGACACACTAGAGATTGAATACGATTGGCACTTGAGTCTTGCAAAGTTGTACGATACCATCGACCTAGAAGTTCCTTGGGACTGGAGAAAACAACACGTACAAAACTATATGCCATCATCCAACGCTCAACGTATCGGAGCCATAGCCGAGTCGAAGTTTACAACAGCGTGTTTAGAGAGAAACTTTGAACCGCACTTACCAACGACACCGATGCCGTGGGACTTTATTGTTACTTGTCCTCGTGGTATGTTAAAGGTACAGATCAAAGCAACAAGTACACGAGCTACTCCTGCTAAGAATTGTTACAGTTGTTTAACGTCCGTGGGTTGTAAGGGTAAGGATTATATGTCAGACGATATAGATGTTGTCGGCATATACGTTGCACCTATTGATACGTGGTGGATGATACCACGAGAATTGATAACGTCAAAAAGTGTAAAGCTAAACCCTGCACCTGACAGCACATCCAAGTATAAAAAATACCAAGAGAACTGGAGCGTATATTATGAGTAAAAAGAAAACAACCCTACTGATAGACGCTGACGTGTTGGCGTTTGAAGCAGCAGTAGTAGCCGAGGAATCAATTGAGTGGAAGGATGAGATGTGGACAGTACACGCAGACATGGCACTAGCTAAAGCTCGTGTTGTTAATCGTGTCGAAGAGTTCAAGGATATGATGAAGACGGACAGCGTAACGATGTGCTTGACTGATCGTGCTAACTTCCGTCGTTTACTGAACCCTGACTACAAAGCAAACA